GATATTACGTTTGATATAGAAAAGATAAAGACAGGTAAGGCTAAGTTGCCCCTATACAAGGATGTACTAAAAGGAACAACACAGGAATAACTAATGAATATGTCAGAGCAAGAGTTTGAAGAGATGCAACACGAGATGATGTTCTGTGATAATTTAAAAACAGACACCAGTAAAGAAGAATTAGTATCAATGTACTATACAGCGTTGAACATTATAAGTGACAACACAGACATGGATGTTATTGAAGTACATAATGAAGTTATTATGGAATCAATTGAAACGGTTACTAACACTCTAGGAATTATTCTAGATGGAGAACCAAGGAAGCACTAATATGGATAACTTACCTATACTGATAGGCGAAGGTTTGAATGACAATCAAGTGAGGTTTATTAATACTTATGCTGTCAACTATTGTAATATCAGTCAAGCCTGCTTAAAGGCAAACATATCAAGACAAACCTTTTATCACTGGTCTAAAACATCTGACAAGTTCGCAGACGCAGTAGAACAGGCGCGTGAAGCACTCAAGGACAGAGTTGAGAGCGAGATACACAAGCATATCTTTGAAGACAGAAACCCAGTAGTGCTAAGTAAGTTTGGCCCTAAGATTCTCAAGGACAGAGGACTAGGTGATGAGAAGGACATTAATCTAACTGGAAGCCTGTCTAATGACAATGAAGTTGTAGTTACTATTATCGATGGTGGTGAAGTAGCCGACTATGAAAGTTAATATAAACATCACAAAGAAGTTTGAACCTTTCATGAAGCCTACGAGGTATAAGATTGCCTATGGTGGGCGAGGTAGTGGCAAGTCCTGGTCGATAGCACAGTTGTTAGTGCTTGCATCATGGAAGAACCCTATAAGAATACTATGTGCTCGTGAGATACAGCGCTCTATTCAAGACTCTGTACTACAGTTACTCAGTGATACTATTACTCGGATGGGTCTGCAAGAATACTTCGAGATACAACGTACTCAGATACTAGGAACTAACGGTAGCAGATTCTTGTTTGAAGGACTACGAAGCAACATTACTAAGATTAAATCTATGGAAGGCCTGGATATTGTATGGATTGAGGAAGGTGAGAGCGTGACCTACAGTAGTTGGGAAACCCTGATACCTACCCTGAGAAAGGATGGCAGTGAAATCTGGTGCTCGTTCAACCCAAGTGATGAAATGGATAATACATACGACAGATTCGTATTGAATCCGCCTTTAGACTCTTATTCAGTTAAAGTAAACTATAACGATAACCCCTGGTTTCCTAAAGAACTAGAGCGTGAACGTATTGCTTTAAAGGCTAAGAATGAAGATTTGTATAACCATGTTTGGGAAGGTGAGGTCCTATCTAATAGGGATGGTGCGTACTATGCAAAATTCATTGATGCTGGAAACATTATGGAATTTGCTATTGAGCCTAGTATTCCTGTTAATACTTATTGGGATTTGGGTGTTGCAGACTCCACTGCTATTTGGTTTGTTCAGCAAGTGGGTATGGAATTACGCATTGTTCATTCTTACGAGAACCAAGGGGAAGGCTTAAACTTTTATATCAACTACCTTCATGACTGGAGAACGAAAAACCAGACAGTATTAGGAAAGCACTATGAACCACATGATATAGCTGTTAGAGAGTTAGGCACTGGTAAGTCAAGGTTAGAGACAGCACGACAGATGGGTATCAACTTCTTGGTAGTACCTAGACTTAGTATTGAAGACGGAATACATGCAAGTAGACAGATACTACCCAAGTGTTATTTCCATAAGACAGAATGTAGAGATGGCATTAATGCTCTGAAGAGATACCGTAAGGAGTTTGATGAGAAGAAGGGCGTGTATAAACCTCATCCACTTCATGACTGGAGCTCACATTTCGCTGATGCGTTCAGGTACTTTGCTATTGCTTACAGAGGCGAAAGAAAGACAGGAGTCAGGCAACCACAGGCTAATACTGAATGGCTGAACTCGTAGAGAATGAAATTGACTGGATTATCGTATTTTCAGACAAGGAAAGATTACAACCTTGGGATTTGTTTACGTCAAAAGGATATAGACATTGTTTTGCAATAAGATGGGATGGGTTTAACTGGATATTAATTGACCCTTTAGGTTCGTGGTTAGAGGTTCAGGTAATGCCTTATGGGATAGATGAGAACGTACCAGCTAAGATGCTGGAATTAGGACATAATTTGTTGTATGTACGGAAAAGTAGGTCGAATAAATTTATCGTCAGAGGGCCTATGACTTGTGTTAATATAATGAAGCATCTAATAGGGCTCAAAGCCTTCTGGATAATTACACCTAAACAATTGTATAATTACTTAAAAAGGAAGGATTATGTCAAACGTAGTAAATAAATTATTAGGCGGTGGTTCAGCACCTGCAACAGTGGAAACAGCATCAGCTCCTACAGCACAACAAGAATTTGGAACAATTAAGACAGCTAGAAAGAGAAGACCTGGTGGGCGTTCATTGCTTTTTTCCAGGGATGAAGGTGAAAAATCAACGACACTGGGGTAAATAATGCCAAAATACAAGAAGAACAAACAATCAGTCGATAGCATACTTAAACGTTATGAGACTGCTAAAGCACATAGAGCGTCTTGGGAACAACACTGGAAGGAGTGTTATCAATATGCACTTCCACAACGTGAAGTGTTTAACGAACATAGTCCAGGCAAGAAGAAGAACGCACGTATCTATGACTCAACAGCATTAATTGCAACACAGAGATTTGCATCTAGACTTCAATCAACATTAGTACCACCCTTCAAGAAGTGGGCGAAGTTATCTGCTGGTTCAGCTATTCCGAAACAGGCAAGAGTAAAGATTGATAAAGAATTAGAGAGTACAACAGAGACGTTATTCTCATATATCAATAACTCTAATTTAGCAACAGAAGCTAATGAGGCTTTCTTAGACTTGGCAGTAGGTACTGGTGCTTTATTGTTAGAGGAAGGTGAAGGCGAAGACTTACTAAGATTCAAGGCTGTTCCTTTAAAGCAATTGATTATCGAAGATGGACCATCAGGAACAATTGATAATGTCTTTAGAGACCACTCAGTTTCAGCTAGAGATGTTGAACATATCTGGCCTAAAGGTTCGGCATCACCTGCAGTTAAAAAGATGATGTCTGAGAAGCCAGATGCTCAAGTTCATATTGTCGAATCTACTATCTGGGATTCCAAAGAGAGACGTTACAACTTTGTAGTTATTGAAGCACAAAGCAAGCATGTGGTTTATGAAGACTACTTTGATGAAAGCCCTTGGATTGTGTTTAGATGGTCGAAGGTAGCTGGTGAGCGTTATGGTCGTGGTCCGATTATGACAGCACTGCCAGACATCAAGACAGCTAATGAGGTTGTTAAGTTTGTATTAAAGAACGCAGAGAAAGAGATTGCAGGTGTTTACACTGCAGTAGACGATGGCGTTCTTAACCCTTGGACTATCAGTATAGCCCCTGGTTCAGTTGTTCCAGTAGGTCAGCAAGGTTCACTACAACCGTTAGTATCAGGTGGTAACTTCAATGTATCTGAATTAATCCTTGGTGATTTGAGAGACTCTATCCGTAAGGCGTTGTACCATGACCAGTTAGGACCAGTGGGTGGACCTACTAAGTCTGCAACAGAGATTTCACTTAGACAACAAGAGTTAATGAGTGACATCGGTTCATCATTTGGTAGACTGCAGATTGAGTTTATTAATAAGCTGATTAAGCGTGCTTACTACATCTTAGTGAAAAACCAGAAGGTAGCACCTATTAAGGTAGGAGACCAGAAGGTAGAGATTAAGGTTATCTCACCACTTGCTCAACAGCAAGACATGGATGAGGTTAATAAGATAGCTCAGTTCGTACAGTTCGCAGGTATGGCAGGACCAGAGGCAATGCAAATAGGTTTAGACTTAGAAGCGTTCCCAGAGCATATTGCTAATTTGTTAGGTATTGACAAGTCGTTGATTAGAGACAAAGAAGAACGAGATGCAATGAAGCAACAAGCTATGCAACAAGCTCAGATGCAACAGATGGCTCAGATGGCATCAGACAACCCTGAGTTAGTACAACAAATGACACAAGATATTGAATGAGAAAACAACAAGATTTTGATGCGTTAATCGCTAAAGTATTCAAGTCGAAAGACGGTAAGAAGGTGCTTGAGTTCTTAGAAGATAGATACATCAAAACATCGGTATGTGTTCCTGGTCAGGTAGAAGGACAGGGCTATTATCGTGAAGGTCAGAACAGCGTAGTCAGGATGTTCAAGTCTTGCATTATGCGTCAAGAAAACGGTAGTTATAACAGTGGAGACAGTTATGAGTGAAGAAACATTATTAGATGAAGCACAGGTTGTGGATGAAGCGACAACACAAGAAAACGAACAGGTCGAGGAATCATCTGTTGAGGACACTAGTTGGTATTTATCAGAAGGTGTGGCAGGTGAAGGCGAAGTGCCTGAATGGTTTAAGACAGGAAAGTACAAGACGGTGGAAGACCAAGCAAAGGCTTACCAAGGCCTAGAGTCTAAACTAGGTTCATTCACTGGAGCACCTAAAGATGGTTATGAGGTTGTTATCCCAGAGGATATTCAGGCTGAGATAGCTGATGATGACCCTTTATTGTCTGGCTTTAATGAGTGGGCTACTGAGGCAGGATTGTCACAAGATGCTCATAGTCAGTTGTTAGGCGTGTATTTAGCTAACCAAGTAGCACAACAGCCTAGCATGGAAGATGAAATGAAGCGTATAGGTAAAGATGCTCAACAAAGAATATCAGATGTCGTTCAGTGGGCGAAGTCTAGCTTTGATGAAGACGAGTTTCAGACACTACAACAGGTAGCTACAACAGCAGACGGCTTTAAACTGATTGAAAGGATGCGCTCTTTAGGTAGAGAGACCCAGATTTCAGCACCTGATACTGCTAAACCAGTCAATGCTGTAACACAAGAGGCACTATATGAAATGATTGCAGATGAAAGGTATCAATCATCACCATCATTTAGAGCTGAAGTAGAGCAGAAGTTTAAGGATTTCTTTGGAACAGAGCCAGCTAAAGAAATAAGGCAGTAAATAATCTACACTTTATAAGTCTTTTTGTTATAATCAAGCCAACAGATACCCTTCTTCAGGCCTGTATTGGAAGTTTAAGCATCTCAAAAATGCTAGATTCAACCCGATATAGGCTACTTGAATCGAAAAAAGAAAGATTATTTTTTAATTCATAAGGAGAAGACACAATAGATCGG